GTCTAATAGTATTCTTATCTCTAGGCCTTGTTACAGAATCGCGCAAATTACCACTGGCTACTAGAATAGACCTTCCAGGCTTCTTTATTTCTTTTCTTGCTTTATAAAGTGGAGAGAGTGGCGGATATTGACCAGACCCTTTTAATATAAAATTTTTCCTGGAATTTTTATATATATCGCGTGAGATCTCACCTAAGGGAAAACGTAAAGTGTTTACTTGTTTAAATGCCTTACGTAGCGCACGGCTAAATTGTTTATCATTATCAACTTTATAAGAAATAAAACCTACCACTGCTGCACCTCCTTATCAAAAAAGGGTACTATATCGTCATTGCCTGGTTCTGTATGAAAACTTGCTAAGCCCGCATCTGGCACTATTTCTTCCGTGCCTGGCAAGTTCATTTTGTTATCACGTATAGCCTCTAAATATTTTATAGCCTCCTTATAGCAGAGCTCCCTATCATTCGACTGTATAATGCCCGCCTTTGGAACAGGCCTAGAGCCTGTTAAACTTATAATTTTGTCTATACGAAAGGAGACAAGTTGAACTTCTATTTTTTTTAGGATCTGAGCGCCCTCTGTTGAGGTAACGGGCGTTGGGTATCTTTCTGCTATATAGGTGTGGATAAAAGCTTCATCTTGCTCCAGAAACTTTTCTACGGTGTTAGGTTTTACTCCAGAATCAGCATCAGCATCAAATTTTATCCCCCTAAATTCTGTTTCAACATCACATATATTTGCATAAGGCATTATTGATATTTAATAATTCCCTTTTTGAGTAAATCAGCTAGTATTTTATCACTAGCGCCCTTCAATTCTTTACCTTTCGTTTGAGATACGCCATTGAATTTCAAATTAGTTCTTTGGACAATGGGTTTTAACTTAACCTCAGGAGTCGCTTTATTATTAGACATGGTATACCTTTTTAATATTAACATAGCGGGGCTTAATTAACCCCGTTATTTTTAGTTACTAAGCGATAGCGTCTTCGATCAAATAGCCAGCACTGGCCTTAGAGATAAGCTGTTCGTAGGCATCACTCACTTGAATTAAAATTGACTCTGGCGGCTCAATTTGAGAATTTTTAAAAACTTTTCTAGGTGTGCCGAATATCTGCAAGCGATAACCTAAGGATATTTGACGCTTTGCAGCGGTTCTAGGGGATACCATAAAAATAATATGCTTGCCCCATACTGGCAGTATATTGTCGGGTTGGTTTTCTTTTGCGTCATTAAACACAGCCGTACCAACTAATAGCCGCTTAACATCCATAACCCTTGCAACCTCTTGAGTGGTCAAGCCATCTGGGCGCGCCTCTTTATAGCCTAAACTATCTAAAAAATTAGGATGATAACGTATCGTATTAAATACTTCCCATGACATCACGGCTGTATCCGGCGGCTTACCTACAGAACTAAATATATTAGCCCTAGCTGTAATAAAATCGCCAATTGGATCGGAATTTTGCCTATCGTTATATTGATCCGTACCTGCAAGGGTTGTATTTTGTGTTAATATGCTTGTATCGGTTATAGTATCAGCTAAAGACTTTTCTTTACCTAGCCATAATTTAGTTACTAACTCATCAGTAGTGTCAACTTCTGCGTCAAAGGGTTGTTCGACATTTGCAAAGTCTTTTCTTGTCAAAGTATCTTTTAGACCATGCTCTTCTATATCATATAATTGAGTTTCATAAACTCTTGTATTTACTTGAGCAAATTTATTTTTTCCGCCAGTAACCGTATTTTCAATACGTAAATGGCTATTGCCATAATTACCCAATTTTCCCGTAGTTTGCTTAACATTTATTAACGGCAATATCATTTCTGAAATATAGTCATCAGGCATAATTTTATTACTTACATCAGTAAGCAGCTTGTCAACTATTGCGGAATTTTGCGTTGTCATTGTATTAACCTTTTATTAAATTATTATATACTGACGTGGTTTAGTAACGGCATTACGGCAAAAACATCATCATCAACTGACGTTTCTAAGGTAACACCTATAGCAACGTCTGTATCTGCCGTGGCTGCCACAAGGTCACCAATAGCATTACTCTTAACAAGAACACCCGCATTGAGAGAAGCCGCTGCTATTCCTTTAGCTCCACCGCCGTAACCAGCTATTTCACAAATTTGACCAGCTGTAGGCTGGTTCTGTAAGAACCCTATAGCGCCAGCATTAGCACCCGCTACAGCTACAGTCCCAGAGGTGGTTAAAACCACTGCCTTGAATTGAGAGCTTGACAGATCTACATCAGCAAGGCGATTTATTATCAGATTAGGTGTAGGAAAAGAGGCCATATGTTATATCCTTTTTTAATTATTATGAGCGCGCCCGTTGAAAAAGGCTCTTGTTTTCTTTTGCGGCCATTTTAAGAGCCGTCGCAGGCGAAATCTTTAATTTTGCGCTTAATGCGTCGGCTTTCTCACTTAGCTTTAAAACCGCTGCGTCTGGATCAAGTTTGCTATCCGCGTCACCACTTTCAGCACCTTTATTATTGAGATTAATTTCTTGAGAATTTTTTGCGAAAGTCATCATATCACCATTTAAAAAAGCTTCCTTTTGAGCTGGGCAAGCTTTGCCATCTGAAAGCAAGACGGTAAACTCGTTTTCTTTTTGTAATCCTTTAAGATCTGCTTCTAGCTTTTTTTTACCCTCTGATAATGTTTTACTTTCTTTTTGCGTATCAGCTAGTTGCGAGGTCATACGCTCATTTTCAGTCAAGGCTTGTGTTAGCTTTAACTTAATATCATCAGTGTCATTGTCTTTAGAAAAGCCCATCTTTTCTGATAGCTTAACTACTTCACTTTGTGTTAAATTTTTTATACCGTCTAGCATTTCTTGAAGTTCCATAGTGTTACCTTTTTTGTTTGTTGATAAATCTTTCTTTTCATGATCTGCCATTTCCTTATCCCTCTTAATTTCCGACATCCCCTTAATAAATGGCCTATTTGTAAGACCGCCGCCAAATAAAGTAGCGCCTTGTTCTTTACCTGTTTCAGGGTTTAAATAATCTAGGTCAATATCAGCAGATGTATATTTATACTCCCTGTCTAATATCTTTTGTCGCCCCTTCGGTGTCCAATCCATATGTAGCCACAATTGGTTACCGTCGTCTCGCAACTCCATATCTACTATCCAGCCCGCAGCCTCGTCTAAAGACTGATGACCGTAATCTAAATTAATTTTAACACCAACAGAATTGCTATGGAAGTTTTTAATAACATCTTTTAGAACTTTTTTAGTAATACTAAATTTGCCAAAAAAGTGATGGTCAAATTTACCAGTACGCAGAAGTTGCACTTTATTAACATTATCAGGGTCAAAAGCCTTATCTGCAAATAAAAATCTCATTGGTTGTTTCATTTGTTTTACTCCTAAAATGTTTTTGATTTTTCTGCCGTGGGCGTTATTGTCAAGCCTTGGGGATCAATTGGCTTTATTACCTTTTGTCCTATAAGCTGCGCTCTTACCGTAGTATCACATCTATGGTGAAATGGTGGAAGAGATCGGTTTAAATATTCCTCTTTTGAGAAAACCCGCCCCGCCAATTCTATGCAAATAGCTGCATTTGGCTCTGGGTTAATCATAATAAAGCTTTCTATCTCCTCAAAAACTTCTTTTGTTTGAAATACAGCATTACGGGCTGAATTGGTAGTTGATGAGGCTGCGTTTAATGCAGAGAGTGGCAAGGCTGCTCTTATGTAATTATCTGAATGGGTTCTCATATCGGCTATTAGTGAGTTAACACTATCTGTTTTATCCACCTTGTCGCTGAATATAAAATACATTCTATCATGCGCGTCGTTATCTTGTTTTGCTGCGATTGTTAAAGCGTCATCTGTCACCTTGGTATTTATAGCGCTTGGTAGTTCCTTTAAAATATCACCACCCTCATCTAGCTTTAAATTACTTAAGCCCATTTCTTGCAACACATTATTAGTTGCGGCCTCGGCGGTTTTGGCAAGTGTTAACTTTAACTCACTTTTGTAAGCGTTCGCGCCTGGTATTGCTAACCTCTTTATAGCTTTGCGTCGTTTTCCCGCGTTACTTTCCTTACGTAATATGTTTTCTGCTTTTTTCAAGAAACTATTAATACGGCTTATAAATGTACTCTGCATCATAACTTGCAAAGCATTGCCAGTTTGTCTAATAAATTTTGATGCATCCTTAGTTGATGCTAACTCGGGTGGTTTTGGTTCCTCTGCAAACAAAAAAGCAAATTCTTTTTCTTTCTCTACTTTCTCGGTCTTTTCCTCTGGTTTTGGTAGCGGCGGGCTTTCCGCTTCTTTGCTTTTTTTTATTTCCTCTTTTTGTTCTGCAGTTAATATTGGCATTTTATAATTACGGTTCATTTCATCCTCTAGCTGCTCACTCCTTTGTATAATGCCCGCATTCACCAAAGAAACAACAATACCAGCAAGCTCTTTACCTGCTTTATCATTAATACCAGAGGCTTTTAACTTTGGGTATTTATCCCGCTCGCCAAAATTAAACCGTATTAAAGGTTTTATAACTTTTAAGTGTATACCCTCAATTATCATATTTGCGTACTGCTGCAGGCCATTTAAAAAAGTATCTGATATATCAGTACCCAAAGCATAAGCGCCGCCACCAGTCATACCCATTTCTAAATGATTTAGCCCGAATGACTTTGACATCTGGCGGTTTTCACGCTCTATCTCCTTACCTAGCTTTTCCGGATCATGTGTTATTTGAAACATTTCTATTATCCAACCATCTGGAATCATCTGGAAATTATTTTGATGAGAGTTGAAGTTTTTTAACATTAATTTAAACTTTTCTATTTGCTTTTCATCTCCGATTTTATCTTTTGGTATGGTTCCCTTTAAGCAGCCTAGAGAGCGCTCTATAGCAATAGCCTGTAATTTTCCATAAAGATTTTTTCGCAACCAATTACCATAAATATTACGCAATAAGGAAATCCCCTCGTAATTATCGCCTTCTTTTTCTACAGTGAACACAAGCAAGTTTTTGCCCTCTATCATCGCATCAACTGATAAATCGCCATTAACCCACTGCCGTATATTATCTATCCCGCCATTTTCTAATAAATTCCACTCGTAAATGCTTTTTTGCGCTCTGAATCCAATATCTTGTAAGCCTATATAATCACCCCATATTTTATGCCCCAGCACAACCTTATGTACTATCTCAAAAGTTGAATGCCCAAAATCTAGCATACTCAAAGCTTCAATTATAAAAGCCGACCATGTTTTATGTTTACTGCCATTTTTATAACCGATGTTCTCAAATAAGATAAATTCTATAAAATCCTTTATTTCCTTTTCTTCGTCTGTATCGTCTACAGCCTCAACAAACCACTTAGCAGCAATAATGGGAGTACGCATTGCGGTGCGTATAGCTTTTATCTGCTCGTCAGAGCGCCTCATCATGTCGTAGGTTTTCATGCCTTCAGGCATGTTTAGAAACTTAGCAAGGTACTCTTCATCAAAGGTGCCACTAAAAATATCCGTCCCACTAGTACCTGTAGCCTCAAAATTGGCGGGGAAATCGCCAGAGGTTCTTATAGGCTTGCCGTTTACGTCTATTATTGTCATTTTACACCACGTTTAATGTGCTAGGTTATACTCATTGTCGTAATCATCTATATAGCCACTTTCACTACTTGTTATATCTTCTGTGATATTACCAGATCTTGCGGTGCTTATGTAAGTTAAAAATTGACTGGTCATGTCTACTCTATCTGCTACGTCATTCTTAGCACCACGAAAGCTGATTAATTCTGTTACGTAAGGTTGTGTCCAGGGTGCAATTACAATAAATACTTGGCGGGCCTCAAATTTTGGAAGGCATACATGTGCTCTAGTAAGCTTATCACCGAGTGGCTCAATAGCATGAACATTATAATTACGATCTTCCCTGACCTCTGGTATTAGAGCCTGCCCACTAGATTTATCCTCAATAATAATGGTAAAAAGCTTATGTCTTGCGTATAACTCTGCTTTGTTTGCGTATTCATCTGCTATCTTATAAACTGTTGTTCTTACCTCTGGATAAAGCATTTGTTTGCGGAAAACATAAAGCAGGTCATATCCTAAATCATGAACACCCCACACACCGATAGCAGTAGCATCATTGTGATCTTGCGGCTTGTATGCTGTATCCACCGACATGACAACCTGACTGTATCCAGACACTCTAGGCGCATCAATAAATACCATATCTTTTTTCTTAAATATGTTACCACCTGGGACTATAGGATTTTGCTGATAAAGAGCCTCAAAAGACTCAACACCCAACAAGCTTTTTCTTTCTAATAAAAACTTTAATGATTTATGCTCTGGAAATAGAGCCTCCCCTTTAAGACGATGTTTTTCATCTTTTTCAGCAATTGCTGCGTATTTACAAACTTTTAAATTTTTCGGCTTAGACCTAATTAATCTGCCCACCGGATCGTCAACATGCCACCTAGTTAAAATTATTAACAGAGCCGCGTCCTCAGAGAATCTTGTATAAAAATCATCTAGGAACCAGTCCCATGTGGAATCCCTGACCGTCAAGCTGTTGGCCTCAGCTCGCCCCTTTATAGGGTCGTCAATTATTCCAAGATCGAGCGATTCACCAGTTATTGACCCACGCACTGTTGTATTGCGGAAATACCCCTCCTTATCAACGTATTCTAATATTTCCCGATTTCTTAAGTACTTTCCAGAAATTGTTACAACGTTTGAAGTGTTTATTTTAGTTTCAAGAAAAATCTTTTGATACAATTTAGAGTCGTACAATCTCTGCAGTCGTAAATTTGCCCTAATGCCTAATCTTTCAGAAAAAGAAGAAAATATTTTTTTTAAGTTAGGATGTTTACCAGCGACCCAAGAAATAAACTCTATTACTTGTACGGATTTTCCGTGCTGGGGTGGGGCTTCAATTACTAAAATGGGTTTCTTTTTAGCAATAAAATCATGGTAAAATTGCTGTAGTTCGCGGGCAACCTCCTCTTGAAACCAGCCTATTTTCATTTTAGGGTTTATTAGCTTGCGATACTCCCAGAAGTTATTCCTAGCTTGCCTTATTTTATATTCATTTATGATCGTCTGTTTTATTATCTCCTTCGGATAAGCTTTTAGCAAACCTCTCAATATCTTCATCACTTACTCCCGATAAATCTAACTGGACTTTTACAGGCTTGTCCTCATCCCCGCCCTCTATTTGTGTTCTTTTCCCTTCTGAATGCTCCATTAATAGCCTTGAGGCCCTTGAGTCACCAAGTAAAGCATTTTTATATAGTTGTGTTACCATTGCCACCCCAGCGGGGCCACGCGCTTTTTTTTTGTTAATGTCTTTATAATTTACCTCTTTTTTTGCTAGTTCTTTTATAATAGTTCTAAAGTTTTTACCCCCAGCTCCGCCCTTTGGGTTGCGTATTTCACCTTTTACTATTTGAGTTGCTTTGTTTCCTGATTCGCCTTTTTTCCATACCATCCGCATACCTTCTATTTTAGTAATAAGCCTCTGCTATATCGCTGTCTATTTTATAGGTAAAGTCTTCTTGATAACTTTCTATTCTACCAGAGCAGAAATCAACTTTCATTTTGCGATTGCCTTTTTGCCACAATTTATTATCTCTTTTGCCTTCCAAGGCTCGTAATATTCTTTTGTAATCAATGTTAGCTAAAAAACAAACCTCCCTAAAGCCCCTAGACTTTTCAGCAAACCAGCTAAAATCATTAGTAAGTTTCGCCTCTTCAAAAGAAAAAATAATAGTGCAGTACATTAACCGTATTTCAGGGGGGAACGTGTCTGGGACAGATTCTAGGTAGGACATATAGTACTATTAATTAACAGAAGGTTAATAATAGTATAGCACTTAAATTAGAGAGGGGTTAATAAAATATATTAGTTGTTTTAAACGGGTTTCTCCTAAAAATAGCACCAATCCTTTTTAAGCCCTTTACAACTATCGTGCTTTTACACATATGATGAACCGGTGGCATTTGTAGCTTTTCAACATCAGCACCCATAAACGAAAGAACTAGCCTTAATCGGAGTTCTTGTCTTTTATAGCGCCCTACAATAATGTTGTTAACATAGTCATCAATAAACGTACGGTCTATTGCATGATCCTCATACTGAGTTATAAGATGTTTAAATGTTTTTTTAATCTTATAATCCGCGCTGGGATCGAGGTTAACTTTAACCTCCTGAGAGTTAACAGCCTTTACAATTAAAGGTATTACTTTTAATCCGTCACCATCCATCACTCTATAATACTCCAAATTTTCCCATTTAACCCAATCTCAGCTTTTACCGTGCTAGTTACAGTAGCACCAAAGGCATTTTTACCTCTAAACTTAGTAAGAACAATTAAGTAGGTTCCTTTATCATTAAATTTAGTATCTACATGTTCGTAGCTGTCGGGGTCGCTCATATTCTCCTTGATATATATTTGTAAGTTCCTATGCGCCCCATTCCATACACTGAACTGCTTTTCTATTTCTAATCTCCGTTTTTCTTTTTTTATTCTCTGCGCCTCTTTTTTGCGCTCCTCTGGTGAAAAATCGGCAATATAATCTTTCCTACCTTGTGCAAGCTCACGTTGTAGGCGATCTATATTTTCTTGTAGACTAATAGCATCTACTGGGCCGATGGCATTAACGCAGCCATAAATTGTGGCTATTATTAACAAAGAGATTATTAAAAATCTAACAAAGCCTTTCATAATTACTCCTTATACTTTTGATATTATTGTTGGAATATATTTTATATTTGTTTCCTTTGCTGACCCTATAATCTCGGCTATCCACATAGCCTTATCTTTTGAATCACAAACGCAGTTAAATTCTTCAGCCGTATAGGGGCTGGCCTTTCTAGGGTAATCATGGATATATACTATATATGAGACCGTCCATTTATCGTCTTGCCCCTTAATGGTTACTGACCTTTCTACCATTTCATATGTCATGTTTCTTATCCTTTTTATATTCCTCGTCACCCACTAAGTCATCCCAGATATACTTTCCATCCTTCATTACACTAAGATATTTTGTATTACCGCAAGTGTTACATACAATCATAATTTGTGGTGCGACTGGAATCTCTCCCCCTAAAACTAGTTTGCAGTGCTTAATGTCTATAGGTATTGGAGTTATAACATGAGGTGATACATACCATTTCGCAGTCGAACAAAGATGACATATTTTTCCTGAATATTTATCACTAAACCATGCTGAAATTTTAGCTTTTTGCTCCTCAGTTAAATAATCGCAAGGTTTGATTGTCATATTATTTTTTACCTTTTTTATATTCCTGAAATTTTATCGTTATGTCGTTGTTTGTGCTCATTACAAATTCATTGGAGCACTCTATAGCGAGCTTTATGCGCTCCTCTGGCGTTAGGTCTGTTTTTTCTGATGTATATAGGCTTGCTTGTGCGTGTAAGTACCCAGAGCCTATAGACAGATACGGAGCTTTACGCTCTACAATGCCGAAATCATTCCCAAGGTAAAAAAGGTGCCCTTGATAAGCGATTAAAAGATATGAATCCATTGAGATTCTATTATCCAATATTTTTGCATAATTACCAGAAACCAGGCATGTTTTTATACTTTCATGTAAGTCTTTATATATATAATCATGAATACTTTGCGTCACTTTTCTTTCGGGCCATATTAACGAATATTTAAGCAAGCTATGCGCTCTACAATGCCCCGCAGTTCCTATAATTAAATCTTTATGCTCTATAGCTTTGTCCTCTGCCAATATTGCAGTGCTCCAGCCATCAAAGACTAGGCTATCAAAACCTACGTAGATACCCTCGTCTGTAATTAATCCTACTATTATTGTCATAATTTGCTCCTAATTTAAAATTGATTATTCCAGGGTAACTTTTTCTTAATCCATGACAGCGGCGAGGCTCTATGTACTACAATTTCTGAAAGAATTAACTTTAGTTCGGCGTTTTCTTTTTTCAGCCTGATTATCTTAATCTTAAGCTTTTTTATTTCTTGCTGTTCGTCCATTGCTTTTACCTACTGAATTATTAATATGACGTTTTTCTTTATTTCTAGCTATAAGATAAAGGTTCAACTCCTTGAGCTCTTTAAGCATAGCAGGAGTAACTAACTCTTTATTTTTAGTTGTTGGTCTAGGAAAGTAGTTGTTAATTTTTCTGTTTATGGCGGCTATTTTTAGACTTTGAGGCATAATTTATCCTTATCCTTGTTTGCTGTATAGCCTGGTAAAGTCCATTGTTTCTTTTGCCTATCATAAAGAAACCTTTTATCATGGTATAAATGAGACGCAAGGTCTCCTTTCGGATTCTTCCACGTTACAACACATCCTTGAGAATAAAGGTGATTTAATATTTCAGGTGTACTTGCGGCTTTATTTTTTTGACCGCTTAGAAACTCTTCTGCTATATCCCTCAGTACGGCTGCCTTTGTTTTTATTAGTTTAGGCGTTTGTGGTAACATAACCTCTGGCGGCTCGTACGTACTTATTAAAGCATCAAGACCTTTCATACGGACATCAAAAAGCTCTTTTTCTTTTATCAGTTGTTGTCGTGCATTTTTTAGTTGGTTAAGAATATCGGGCATATTACTCCTTTTCTAGTTGGTGAAAATATCGGCCATAATACTGCTTCTTTTCGGATGCAGCCTCTAGGCATTCAGTTAATTCTTCTAGGCTGTTGCTGTAATGCGTTCTGCACATTTCAACGTAGAAGGCTTTCCTGTAATAATCATTCTCAATGGCCCAAAAAATACCAACAAGAATAAAAATTATTAAAATCGCAAATGTAAGAGCAATACGCATGTGTTAATCCTTATTTTTCAATTGAACATCAAGACACTTGGTTAATTCCTCTAGGCTAGTGCTATAGTGCTCTCTGCATGCTTCGACCTCTTGTTGATACGCGACCCACTCGTGGCCTTTACCACCAGGCAATATATAACCAAAGCCAACTGCAACAATCGCCAGAGCCGTGACTAAAACACATGTTGGAATAGCACCCATATCAAATAAACCCCTTTTCTAAATCAATCATTTATCACGTTCATCAAGTAAATAATCTAGACACTTACTTAACTTTTCTTGATTAGCACTATAATGTGTTTTGCACCTTTCAGCTTTTTGCGTATAGCGACTATCTTTAATAGCAAAAAATAGAGAAAAACACATAGCAACAACCACAACCAATATCACTACGAACGCAATCACAGCTGTAAAAACACTAAACAACCTATCAATCATTTTGGAGCCTCTGTACACACCTTAACAATCGCAAGAAATAGCTTGTCTTTCATTCGTTCCTCTGGGTGTAGCTGCTTGTAAGGCACGATGTTAGGATGCGTTTTTGCGTCTACGTCTTTTTCCGTGCCGTATTTCCAGCCGTCATTTTTTTTATATACTAACCAGGCGTTATGCATGTCCTCTGGACAAGAAACGTTTTCTTTCATGCAATATTTAACACCTGATAAAATAGAGGCCTTTATCTCATCGGGGGCGTTTTCCCAAAATGGCGACAACGGTAGAGTTCCTCGTAAAATTTCGCAATACACCGCATTAGCTTCGTAACACAGTTTTGCAATATCGTTAATTTTCATCATGGCTGTCCTTTTTATACATCGGGTCGTAATTTACCCCAACAGGTATATAGTTATGTTCCTCATGGTTAGTATATAAAAAAAAATGACGGCTGGAAATACGGCACGGAAAAAGACGTAGACGCAAAAACGCATCCTAACATCG